TGTTTATTTTTCATGTTTTCAATGAACCAAAAGCCAAAGACTTGGAATTTGGAGAACTTGGCGGAGAGCACGGGCTTCTTGACACGGACCGAAGGTACCGGCTTGTTGACCATGACAGGAGTGTTGGCGGAGGACATGTTAGCTTAGCTGGGCTGCTGGTTTGGATTGTGGTAGTTGATTGGGTGGAGTAGGAGAACATTTATGAAATTCATTTCAATTTTTTGCAGTTTTAGTATGGTAAAAATAAAAATAAAATGTTTGGACCAGGACCATAAAAGAAATAGGGCTCGGATACCGCCATGTGGGCATCAAATAATAACTCATTTCTCAATATCCTACTCATTTCTCGATATGTCACTCATTTCCCGTCTTATATATCATTCTCACTGTAGGAGAACTCTCCATACTATTTATTCAAATACATTGGAAATGATACTGTAGATCATCGGCTACATGCGATAACTTGATATCCTACTCATTTCCCGATATGTCACTCATTTCCCGTCTCATATGATAAGGGCTCACCCAAGATCTCGTCTCCTAGGCTTACACCAGGGGTATATAAAGGGGCTCGGACAGGGGGTACAGTATATTGTATGGGTTGTTGGGTACCGAAAAAGGATCCCGCTTCGCGAAGCCAAGCAATGACAGAACCTGACCATCATGTCTCATCGCAAGATCCTCGCCTGCGATGAGACCGCGAAGGGTACATCGCGTAACCTCCCAAAAATAAAAACATTGTATTGTATATAATGACCACAACCTCTAATCCCGCCACAGATACGATATTTAGTTGGAACATAGACAATTTAGAAATTATATCCAACCACGACATTCATCAAGATGTGGTGAAGAGCGTGCACTACACCTACACCGGCACTTACGAAAATTACACGGCCCAAATTAGCGGCAGTGTAGAATTGGATCCGCCAGATGCATCCAATTATGCACCTTACCAAGACCTCACGCAAGAGCAAGTCATCAGCTGGGTGTACACAAAATATGATATTGGTGCCTTCAACAAAAACATCATAGAGCAAATTCAGGCACAAATACCCAAGCCGCCGGTCATAGCCATCTTTAGCCTGCCGTGGGCTACACCTGTCGTAGAGGTGGATGGCAACGCAATCACGGATGTCAGTGGCAATACGGATGTCAGTGGCAATACGGATGTCAGTGACAATACGGATGTCAGTGACAATACGGATGTCAGTGGTAACACAGCGGTCAGTTCCTCATCGCCTCCGCAAAGCGAAAACACGATTGTTTCACCATAAAAATATCGACAAAATCCATATAATATTATCGATCAATATAATAATATTATAATGTCAGTAACTCACGGTTATTATCGTAGACTTCTTGACATAATAGTTGAAGAACTCCTCATGGAAAAATTCGCCGATTTATACGATCCAGAAATATACGGTTTCAATAGAGAACAAAAAATGTCCATTCTAATTCAACAAATAATAATGCATTCCATGTATGACCAAGACATTCAAACCCGCTACAAAGCAATACTCAATACAACCACCCACCCTTCGCCCCAAGGGGGGGAAGCAACGCACTACATTCGCAGCGCAAAAATCGAATACGCCAAACTAATGAACTATATTTATCATATCACCAACAAAACATCTAGGACCCATTTGTTTGTGGTCGAATACCCCACAGAAAACAGCCCCAATCCGGATATCCCATACAAAATAGAATTAAATAAACATACAGTGTCGGAAATCAAGCGCATTCAAGAACAAATCAAAGAAACTCAGCAAAAAATAGAAACCATCAAACAAACCATGTCGAACTTTATCGACCCCAAAGACAATTATCAACCAGATGACTGGACCTCCGGGACCTCCGGGACCTCCGGGACCTCCGGGACCTCCGGGACCTCCGGGACCTCCGGGACCTCCGGGAAGGCCGGTTTCCCACCCCAAAATTTAGTTAGCATTAATTGTTCTCCGATATCGCGAGGTTCGTGGGTCTTGCGCAGCGACGAAAGATACGAAAGCTTTTGTGTCGATACCATGATTATTATAGGAAATAATATCAATGTGGTACAAGAAGGAATTCGATTTCTGGAAAATAAAATTAAATGTCTCAAAAAAATGAAGGAAGACTACACAATCTTCGACACTCTCAATATTGACCTGATAAAAAACGAAACATGCCTCAGAAAATGTCGCTTGAAATATGCTCTCTATCTGAAAACGATCAAATTAGACACCACACATATCAACAAATTACCAGAAGACACCGTCAAAATCATCCGCGAATACATTGGTGAAGACTATTTAAACAAAATAAGATATCACTGCATGTACAAGAAATATTTTCCGTGTGGTCGCGAAGACATCAATGACACACTAAAATCGTGGAAAAAAGAGGATTTGATGAATTATGGTAAACAGACCTTTCTAAGATACAACATTAACACAGAACATCGCTATTATAGGTTTCGCAAAATATGGATCGTGCGTTCCTGGACAAAAGACAAAATCATCGATAACATCACCAGAAATGCCATGTTATACACCTTTCCAGATTTTCAGAGAGATGTCTACATAATAACCAACCTGTTGAAAGAAAAGCGTAACAAAAATAGGAAGAAGAAGCATGCGTGCGTTCCGCAACGGAACACCCTGGTTAGTGTTCTCCAAGCAGAGGAAAATACACCACAGGTCGGCACCCTGACCCTCGTCCCCACAAACCTCATCATATAGCACTTTTGATATCCTTACCTAAAATCAAAAACAATATCAGCAACAGATGTTTGATATATCGTCTACTTTTAGCATATGTAGGTATGTCCAACATTTTCGAGTCACACTGTATATTACTCCAGAAGCTGTACCCAAAATAAAGAGAACCCAACACATAAAGCCCCAAATATTTATTTTCTTCACAATCACAAACAAACTGTTGTAAAATGGCAGATTGATCAAACGAGTTCAAGGTAATGATCTCCACTACGGAAGACTGAATGGCGCGAATCACTAGAATTCTTTTTAATGGATTATTTATGAATGCATTCGCGGGAGAACATCCGCAAAATAATACCACCAAACCCGGGATCATTACGATCTTGCGATTTTGCAATCTTGATAGATTCATGTTGTTATAATACCCAAATAAATAATAATCGCACAAAATTTTCAATTTTTGCGCGATTCAAAGAATAGCACAAAAATTGGCGCAGACTGTTTTTGTGATATTCAAAGAATAACATAAAAATTGGCGCAGACTGTTTTTGCGCGATTCAAAGAATAGCGCAAAAATTGAAGTAAAACAATAACAATAATAGTGTAATAAAAATTCCAAGATATATCAATACAATGAAAACATTCTTTACAATTATCGAAAAATGTGCCCAAAAAAAGCTAGGAATGGATATTTTCGTAGAAGGTAACACATTTGTCTTCAGTGAAGAACCACAAAACAAGGAACCCATCAGGAACTCCTCGCTTTGCAAAGCAGCGCGAAGGGACCCCACCACCGCAGCGACAGAGAGGGTGGGAAGAGAAATATATTCGGAAACGATGACCATCAAATACCAATTATATTTCATGATGAATAACATAAATTATCATGTAAAAAACCCAAAACAATCAGAAAAGGCCGTATTGGGACACAAGGAACACAAGGGACACAAGGAACACAAGGCACACAGAACAAACATCAATAAAAAATTCAAGTACTACACGGAAACTGTAAACAACATGTTCTTAAATACCAACACCAAGGATTCAATCCAAGAAATATTCTGTAAATCTCAGAGAACCTACCACGCCTTTCTCCATTTTGCTCAAATAGTCCGTACAAAACAGGCAAAAATGAATATCACTACCGACCTGTCGATGGCGCCCTTACCCAAACAAAAAAACATCGTAACAATTTATCAAAACAAAACCAGATATCCATTCACACTGTCGGACATCATCAACATCATTTTGGCCGCCATTACCAATGCTCCGTCTCTATTCCCCGAACCACTCACCCCCAAAAATCCCTACAACAATGTTCCCCTTTCGAAACCCATTCTGTATCATATTTATTGGGCAATAAAATCGTCCAACATTCTGATGCCCCCGCTCATCAACGCCTATTTTGGGTCAAATTTCAATCTCAACGATTTCATCATCAACAATGAACAAGCTGTCAGGGAATACACCATCAAAAAATATGTAACAAACAGTCCTGCCACGGTTCTCTACGACGAGATTCTGCAAATGCTCGATTATTCGCGAGCCAAAGACAAACTAGATATAGATCCCGATTTCCCTAAAGCCAAATTGGTGGAAATTATGAAACCGTATCTGTTTTTATTCATAATGAAGAATGACGGCATTCGTGGAACTGAAAAAAGAAGAGTATCCGGAGTGTTGTTCAAACGGGAGATGTTGAACTTCATAAAATACAATCCAACTTTTGGTAGGAAGAACATCAATCCTGTCAAAAGAACCAGAGCAAGCTTCGTCTCTTCCACTGCTGCACAATGCACTCGACCTGTGCAGGAAGCACAACAACTGTCTGGCCCCACAAATGAGAATGTAGTGCAACCGAACAGCGTGGCACCAGGCCTGACTTCGCCTCGTGGCGGGTCGTTTGGTACCCCCAGACCCACCCCCAAAACTGTTGTTTTCAACACGGCAAATCCGGGACTAACAATATCCAAAATAGAAAAAATGTACCGAAATTACAGAACGATTGTCGCGAGAAACATCAATGAATATGATTCTGAAAGTAGCTACGACTCGGACGACGAAATCGAAAGACAAAGTTATGCCCGGTCGTTGAGTACCCAAGAAGACATCGATTCAAATCGTAATCCATTCCTCAATATATTGGAAAGAATCGACAACCGGAATAATATCATCAACACAGGTAGAGGAGAGAACAGAACGGATCAAGAACTAGAACTAGAAGAGGGAGAAATCGCAGAGAATGATTCAATAAGTTAAACCGCTGAAGAATTGAATCCGCGGTGCGGATTCAATTCTTCACCGGAATAAATCTCTATTCTTTGACATGTGTTGTATAGGTATCAAGGCCGCGTCCTCTGTGGAACAAGCCACTGCCGCCAGCTCCAGCTCCACCGCCAGAGGAGGAACTGGAGGAGGACGGGGTGTTTCTGTCGTTTTTTTTGTGGGTTTATCGCACCACTCAGTCTCCTCCTCGCTGCGCAGCCCCTTGAGCTCCTCATGGTCTTTTATCTCATTTGTGTCCAAAGGGGGTAGTTTCACGCAGAGGTCCAGGGAACTCATCTCTACCTCGAGTTCGCAGTGTGGGGCTCCTTGAGAACAACTCTGACCAGTCCAAATATTCAACACCTTGGCCACAATCGGACTGCGCTCAACATCCCTGTTTTCCAAAAAGCACACCGCCAGTCCATCTAAATCGCCACCTCGTCGTTCAAAATCCCCAATTTTACCCAAAAAATGTTTGAGTCCGTTCTCCCCCGCCCGATCACTCTGATTCAAATCACCGGTAATAACCATTTTAGATCCCTCACCAATGCGTGTGGCAATCATCATCATCTGGTTCGGGGAACTGTTTTGCATTTCGTCCGACAAAATAAAGGCCCTTTTGAAGGTACGCCCGCGCATAAAAGCCAACGGACATATTTCAATGACTCCATTTTGCACCATCATGTCGAGTTCCCTCTGGGGAAAAACCTCCAAAAAAATATCGAAGATCGGTCGGGTCCAAGGATCCATTTTATTGTTGATATCTCCGGGTAGAAACCCAATATCTTCATCTACGGTCACCACAGGTCGCGTCAAAACAATTTTATCAATATTCTTTTTCTTGAGTTCCTGGATAGCATACATGCAGGCAAACAGAGTTTTACCAGTACCGGCGGGACCTACCGAAAAAATCAACGAAATACTACGGCGGTTCAGGGCATCGACATATTTCTGTTGGTTCTCGGACTTGGGTAAGTAGAGGGGTTTTTTATGTCCCTTACCACCCTCGCCCACTCCTTTTGCCCAGGCACACCCTCCTCCCGCTGAACCCGTGGTGGACGCGCCCCCCTCCATGCCCCCGTCAAAAAAATCCTCCTTTTTTTGTCGCATCATGAGAGCTTTCGAAGCCATGGTCACTCTTTTTGTGTAGGTATTTCCTCCAACCACGAATCCCCTAAAGGCCGGACTCACACGCTGCGAAGCGGGGAAAGAGCGAACCATTGTTGGTTTAAACAAAAGCATGCCAAGAGCACAAACAGAACGACCGAGTTGCATATATACAGCCAAAACAAAAAAAGAAGGGTTAAATTACACATCACACAACCTAATCTACTTTTGTTTTTTCCCAGTTATCCTTGGACTCCGAACCCCATTTACTCCTCGTCAGAATCCGAAATATCGGCCCAAGACTCGCCCATTTTCAATCTTTGGGCAACCGACAAACGGCTCGAAGTAGTAGGCAGGGTATTTTCCGTCGAAACCGAAGTCGCACAATCGTAGTAGCAAGGCATGGGCACGCTTTGCTTTGCATGCAGAGCGAGCGAAGAGCGCAAAAGGATGCTGGCGTAAGAAACCTTGCTTTGCGAAGGGCTTGCTGTGGGGCTTGTTCCACAAGGGCAAGGATCACAGTCCAATCCGGGAAACACCGTGCTCAAATCCGAAGCCGCGTCCTCTTCATCCGAATCCTCGGACAAGGCGTCAAACACACTCGCCAAATTTTTCTTGACCATTTGCTTGTTCCACAATGCGTTCGAACGACTGTTTTTTTGGTACGAATCTTCAGGTGCCTTCACTGCGTAGCGATGCGCTGCGTAGCAAGGCTCTGCGGGGCAACACTGCTTTGCGAAGCTAGCCGAGGCCTTTGTGGAACAAGCCTTCTTGCACTTGGACACCGTGTGACCACGCACACCACAGAAGCGGCACTGCAGCGCCAACAGCGTCGGGCACACAACACGACTGTTCACATCACGAGACTCGCGCACAAAGTGACTGTTGTACATGGACTCGGGCTTGCCCGAATCGTAACAGATCTTGCAAAAGGGCTTGACCTTTTGGGACTGGTTCAAGGAAGAACCAGTCCTCGACTTGGAACCTGTGGAGAGAGATGCGTACACAACAGGGGACATTTTGGTTTGGTTGTTAAACAACTTGGCTTTGGGTCGGGTGGATGACAGTAGGAGAACATTTGTGAAATTCATTTCAATTTTTACGAGATTTCTCTCATAAAAATAGTTTCGGGTAACCCTCCACAATTTTTACGAGATTTCTCTCATAAAACCCCCAACCAATTTATCCAAGGTTCTCCAAAACAAAAATATACATCTAGTATAAGACCCCCACCATGCCCATTTACGACATCATCATTGTCGGTGGTGGCCTGTCCGGCCTCTACGCCGCCTACCGATACCACCAAAAGCATCCCAAAGCCAAAATTCTTCTGTTGGAATCCCTGGACAGACTGGGTGGCAGAATCTACACTTACGAGGACGCAACCTACGGAAAAATAGAAGCCGGGGCCGCCCGATTCCTAACCCAACATAAACATGTAATTCAACTGATCCACGAATTCGGACTGGAAGCATCCATTGGTCACATCCCTCCCGACATTGGCTACCGCGCAGCGGGACCGGCCTTCTCCACCAACATACCGCATGGCCCCAAGGACATCACGAACCTCAGCAAAATGATCCTGGCACAAGCCAAAAACACCCCGCGCAAAGTTCTCCAAAATCAGGTATTTATGGATTTTGTAAAGGAAGTTCTCCCTCCCGTCGAGGCCCAGCTCTACTACGATTCCTTCGGATACTCTTCGGAACTCACATTCATGAACGCTTACGACACGGTCCAACTCATCAAAAACCATTTCATGTCCAAACGCTTTTTGAATTTAAAAGGCGGTCTCAATCAAATCGTGGACCGACTCGTCGCCAAACTCCGCACTTACAAAAACATCGACATCAAAATCAAGTGTCCTGTTACCGACATCCGGTACAGTGAACCAGACCAACTGTTTCATATCACCGCCTTCTGCGTGCAACGCAGCGAACAATCACAGTACCAATGCCGTACCTGCATCTGCACTTTCAACAAGGAAACGGCGGAACAATTCCCCATTTTCCGACCCATTCAACCCTATTTAAAATACATCAAAAATCTACCATTATGTAGAATTTACTCCCAGTTCTCCCTCGATCCGGAAACCAACGAACCGTGGTTCAAAGGTCGCCACAAATTCACCACTAACAACCAGTTGCGTATGGTGATCCCCATGAACGCCTCCCCGGATGGGAATCGAGGCACCGCTATGATCAGTTACTCGGACAACCACTACGCCAAATCCTGGTACAAATTATACAAAACCAAAGGCATCGATGCTGTCAACAAAAAACTGCACAAACTCATCCAACAATCGGTACCAAATTCCATTACCCCTATCCCCCCACCCACCCACACCAAAATATTCTACTGGGAACACGCTGTGGCATACTACGGCAAAGGGTTCGATTCTACCACGATGTTGGACAAAATCCGACAACCTTACTCCAACCTCCCGCTCTATCTATGCGGGGAAAATTATTCGGAAAAAAACAACCAGTGGATGGAAGGTGCGTTAGATACCATTCCCGACATTTATCCCTTTGAAAATTGATATTATTTTCGAAAAACGATATATATCATATCACGATACGCACGACGATACGAATCACCCGACCTCGCTCAAAACTCAACATGACGACCTTCGCGGACAACCTGACGACCCTCATTGACATCGGTCAATACCAGAAGCCGTTCGAAGAGTACCCGGAAGATTTCGTGCAGTTTTGCAATGAGCATGGGATTGAAATCAAAAACATCAAGTC